CTCAGAAGCTGTTGGGGATCTTAAAAAGAGCATAAAGGACGCTGAAAAAGAACTGGCCGAAATGGTCGACACTACTGATGCGTGGGCAAAGTCTGCAGAAAGCTTTGCTGAAAACGCTATTAGGGCTGACGAGCTTAGGGGCGAAATTAAAAAGCTTAATGAAGAGCTCGACAACGAAAGCTCAAAAAGAGAAGAGCTAAACGCCCACCTCGAAAACTCAATTAAAAATCATAACAGGGATGCAGGGGCTGCGGATAACAACGCGAAGGCCGTTAGCAGGCTTGTTTCCGCTCTTGAGATAAGATCAAAGTCAATTATTGAAGTTGATGGCGCGCTTACTCAGTCGGCAAGAACCGAAGCACTGTTAAAAGCTGAAACCCTTGGCGCAACAGAGGCACAAAAGGCATCTATCAACGCGTCATTTGACAGAATAGATGCGCTAAAGGCTCAGAAAAAAGCAATCATCGAGGCCAGGAAAGCCGAAAAATCCAGCGCATCAGGATTTAACAAGCAAGCTAGCGCTGACGCCGGCGTTATTGATAACCTTAGAAAGCAATTAGCTACCGAAGAAGAGCTTGTTAATCAGTCGCAAGAAAAGCGAAATGCGGCAATACTTCGGCAGACTAAGAAGGGCAGCGAAGAGCAATCGGAATTATTGCGCCAGTCTGAAGAACTAAAAAGCCAGCAATTAAACGAGATACATTTTAAGCGCTTAGATGAGCAAGCCAAACGGGAAAAAGAAGCGGCCGACCTGCGCAGTGAAATGCGGGTTACTGAGCTTCAAGAGCAATTAAATATCAATGAGCAGACCGCGCAAAGCTTGATAGACCTGGCGGCCGAGGGCGAGAACGCAGCACAAACAATTAACTCAGCCTTTACTAATGCATTGACCGATGTTGGTGATAACTTTGCCAGCACTTTTGCCGCGGCTATTATACAAGGTGACAGCTTGGCACAGGCGCTTAGAGGCGTTGCACAAACATTCCTTACCGATGTATTAGGCAGCTTAATAAAAGTCGGTGCTCGCATGCTGGTCAACGCTGCGATAGGTCAATCAGCAACAGCGGCTTCAACGGTTGCGGCGGTAGCATCAGGGGCGGCTATAGCGTCTGCATACGCACCGGCAGCGGCTTTGGTATCATTGGCAACATTAGGTGCAAACGCGGCACCAGCGGCAGCAGCTTTGGCCTCGACCGTTGCATTTTCATCAGGGCTGGCGTCAGTGCCAGGGCTTGCGCTTGGCGGGCCTATTGGCGCCGGATCGATGCGCAGAGTTAACGAGAGCGGCCCCGAGTTATTCACTGATGGTGCTAGACAATTTTTGATACCGGACAAGGCTGGCAAGGTTGTTAGTAACTCCGATGCTAAAGGTGGTGGCGGTGGTGGTGTTAATATAAGCTTTAACGTTACCAACAATTCTAGTGGCGCAGGCTTCGAGGTTGAAAGCGTTAACAGTACTGATACAGAGATTACAATTAATGCCATCGTTGCAGATATTAGAGGCGGCAACGGCCCTGTAAGTAAAGCATTAACCGAATCAACTAACGTAACGAGTAGAGCGAATGGCTGATATAGATTACCCGCCTAGTTTAAGGGGCGCGATACAAGCATCTAAAAACAGAGGCCAGGCGGCAGGGTTTAGGCAATCAGACCCTGCAGGCGGCCCGCCGTTCTTCGAGGCTTTTAGCGATGATGTGCCGACTATATGGACGTTTAATTTAGTATTCAAGAGAAAGGATGCTGCTTATTTCTGGTCATGGGTAAAGTCAGGCATTAGCAACGGCCGCGCTTTCTTTAATATGAATCTGACGACCGAATATGATGCTGTTATAGGCACTCAGGCGCAAGAGGTCCACTTTACAACGAACGGATTTCCGCAGCTTACCAGCGAGACTGCCGACGTTCTAACTTATGCCTGCGAGGTCATAGCCAGAGAGATTGCCAACACTGTTAGCGATGATCTGATATTCCAGTTCTTCGACTTATATGACGGCGATGAAGACCAGTTAAAAGCTTTGGATATAGCGATAAACATTGCATGGCCACAGTGATATACTTATATAATGGCTGAAATAAACGTTCGTATAAATCAATATTACAATCAGAAACCCCGCGACATTATTTACTATGTGACGCTGGAATTATTTCACCCGTCTTTTGTCGATCCGCTGAGGTTTGTGCATGACTATACAGAAAAGACGTTCACGCTTGAGTCGTCGGCGCCGAGGGATGCAGGACTGCCCGTGGTGTTTTCACCGCTAAACTTTAGTGCACCGCCACCGGACCAGGACGACACGACCAACGTTAATATAAAAATTGACCTCGGGCGGGTTGGATCTGACGTTAAAGAGCAGCTTAAAAAGATTCAGGGCTTTGGTTTTTATACGCCGGTGGATGTTATTTACCGCCGCTTCTTTTCCGATGACACCAGTGCACCGGTAAAGGTTTATAAACTGTTCGCCAATCAGCCCACCATCAAAGCTAATAACGTATCTTTCACCGCGACAGATGATAACCCGAGCAAGCAAAATGTTGCCAGGCTTTATCAATTCGACGCTTTCCCAGGGCTTGAGTCAGTATGACGGATCAACAATTTATCGATTCTGTAACGGGCAAGCCTTGGAAGGATAGAGCAACGGGTCCGGACAGCTTTGATTGCTGGGGTATTATTATTAAATACTTCGAGCTGGTTAAAGGAATAAAGATTCCAATTGTCCACGGTTACGAAAGCGGAGAAACGCCCATTACTGATGGCTTTTTTCAGCAGGTAGATTCGGGCAAGTGGGAGCAATCAAGCAGCAAAACCGGCGTTGTGTTTATGGCATTCGTCGGCAAAACACCAGTGCACTGCGGATTAGTTATAGGAAATCATTGCCTGCATGCATTAGGCAGCCCAGAGCAAGGCGGGCAAGTGTATTATCACAAACAAAGGGTTATTAGCCGCATGTATGAGAGAACAGAATTCTGGGAGTATATAGGATAATGGCTGCGACTATTGTTATCAGAACGCCGACCAAATTAACGCCGATCGCTACCGAGCATGGCAGCGAGATACACAGTTATATTTCAGAATATGACGCCAGGATGCGCGAAGAGGCAGATTACAACGGCAGCGAACTGTTTTGCGGCGTCGCGACTGACCTGCATCTAAACGATTGCCAGAAATTATTATCCTATGATGATATGAGATTAATATTGCTTGATGGCGATGTGCTGCATATTAATCACAGGGTTCAGGGATTCGACCCGTTTACTATTATTCTTATTGCGGTGATAGCAGCCGTTGCCATAACTCAGCTAATACCTAAGCCAGAAATACCTAAGCAGGTCAGCGGTGGTGATGTTGGCACAGTAAGCACCTCACCTAACAACAGCCTGGCTGGACAGACGAACGTTGCCCGGCCATATCAAGAGATACCCGAAATATTTGGCCTGATACGGTCTTACCCCGATTTAATACAGCCCTCTGTTTTCGAGTATATCGACAACGTTAAAATTGTGCGTGAGATATTCTGCATTGGCGTGGGCAACTATTCGGTCGCTAATATTCGTGATGGCAATACACCGCTATCATCGCTGCAGGGTGGTAGTGCTCAAATATTTGGGCCAGGTACAGAGCCGTCAGACTTGCAGATAGCGCGGGAATCGAACGAGATAGACGGCCAAGAGCTTCCGGCACAAAACGATTCTAAGCAAGAATTTACCGGCAGGGCGATATTCATTAACCGGAACGCGTCAGAAGTTGCTGACCTTGTGTTTAACTCGTCCGGATATTTCACCAGCACAGATCTTGAGCTCGCATGGAATCTTGATATTGTTGTGGGTAGCTCTCTGGCAATCACCGGTACAGCGAGCAACAACACTACCTTCACAGTTATATCGGTAATACTAGACCCCATAGCGGTTACTGACCTTGTAAGAATATCCGTTAGCGAATCAGTAACCACAGAGGCATCAGTTAGCGCGACTATTACGCCAAGCGTTTTACCGGTGACAGCAATTTATTTGGTTGGCTCTGGAATTGCTCAAGATTTAGATATCGCTGCAGCCGATTCGATTGTGGTGGCCGATACTGTTAGCAACAATGCTACCTTTTTAATCGATTCAATATTATCAAGAAATATTCAGCCGATTATTACGGGTTCAATATCTGAGGCATCGCAAATAATTACACTGGCGGTCATTACCGACGAAGATGACCCACAGGTCGACGTAACCAAAGACGGGGCAGTGCCATTGCCTTATGTTGGATACTTCCAGCTGACAGGCGAAATGGATGAGATATGGACGCATTACCAAGCGCCGCAAGGTCTTAGAAACTCGGCTGGCAACTTTATCAGCATCGATTTAGAAATAGAAACACAAGAGACAGACAGCGCGGGTGCGCCCATTGGGTTGATTACTACAACGCCGTTTACTCTAAGCAGCAGCAGTTTAGATCCGATATTTAGAACAGTAAAAATTGCTGTGGCGTCGAAAGGCTTTTACCGTATCCGGACACGTAGAATTACCGGGGCATTTTCTGGCAGCGCAAACGATCTGGTCAAATGGGAAGAGGCTTTTGCTATTGAGGATTATGTTGGCGACTTTGGCAGCGTCACGCTATTAGACGTTAACACCACAGCCACAGATTTTGCATTGAATAGCTCTAGGCGTCAAATAAATGCAGAGGTTACAAGGCTATTAGGGACGGCTAGAAGCGGCTCTTTTAACCCTGCATTATTGCCAACTCAGTCATTTGCTGACGCCGTGGTTTATGTGCTAACTAATGCCGGCCGTGATATTTCTGAAATAGATATAACTGAGCTTTACGACATAGAGCAATCGCTTAGCACTGACCTGCGAGAGTTTAATTTCAGCTTTGACAGTGAAAATATTGACCTTGGCAACAGGGTTACCACTATTTGCAACACTGCCAGGGTTAGCAGTTACCGTGATGGGCAAATCTGGCGCTTTGTTCGTGATCAAGCGATGCCAAACCGGACGCTAACGTTTAACCGCCGGAATATTGCCAGTGGCGAAAACCAGCATCAGAGCTATTCGTTGCGCAAGCCAAATGACTTTGACAGCGTGGTGCTTAGGTACACCGACCCGGTTACAAATAAACGGGCAGAGGTAAATATCAAGATCGACAATGCTATAAATCAATTTGTTGAGGGCGAGATTGGCGAAAAACCAAGCCGCATAGATTTAGCGGGCTGCAGAAATACTATACAAGCAAGGGACCGGGCAAACCTAGAGGTAAGGAAAATATTACTTCAGCGTAGAAGGGTTACCGATATAATTTTGAATGATGCCAACCTTGCAGACCTTGGCGACCGGGTCTCATGGGTTGATATTTATGATGGCGATACTTTCGACGGTGAGATCAAGGCTGTTAACGGCGACAATTACACAACCAGCGAACGGTTTATACCTATTGATGGCGAGTCTTATGTTGTTCTAATCACCGATTCAAGCGGAAACACGACAGCGCCGGTGCCCGTTGTTCAGAATGGAGAGTTCGGATTTACTGCCAGCATATCAGAAACGCCCATCATCGCGAACGGTGTTACAATACAGGCCGGCAGTCGTTATTTAATAGGCAATGTTAGCGATGTTGCAGACGCTGATTTTACCATAGTCAGCAAGCAGCCACAGAACAGCGGAAGAGTGCGCGTAGAAATGATAAACTACAACGATGCAATTTATGAAATGGACGGCCTAATAACATGACAGACGTTACAGATTTAAACGCAAACCCTATTCCTAGCTCTGACTTAGAGGTGTTGCAGCGTAATGCTCAGGACTTCGACACGCTAATTAATGGCGGAAATACAACGGCAGAGAACAGAGCCGGTAATACTTTGCTGTCTTATGAGCGGGCTCTTCAAGCAATCGGGGCGATTAATAATACCGGCGACTGGGTAACTGCAACAAATTACTCATCGAATGATTTATGGCGCCATACCACAAGCGGCGCGCATTATCTTGTGCTGTCTGCCTATACTTCCGGCGCTAGTGAAGCTGCAGATATTGCCATTGGCCCGAAGGTTGTGGAAATATGGCAAGGCGCGCCAGGCATACCAGCAGACCCGACAACTAGACCGGCGTCAGTTATTCAATACGGAAGCTGGGTTAAACTGGTTAACGCCACTACCTGGGAGTTAACGTTTTTTGACGGTGCTGACGATATCGTTTTAATGACTATAAACCCCGTATCAAATACCGTCGTAATTGGCGGAGCAATGCCAACAATACCCTCTGCTACTGAGGACAATAT